CTATTTTCCAGTTAAATCTTTCAGGTTAGCGGCTAATCGTTCGAACTCTTCTATGTAGCTCGGTAATAGGATACGCAAATCGTCATATCCTTGACCTTCACGAGCCAAGCTAATAAACCATTGAGAATTGCCCTTTCCATCCGTGCGAGTAAACTCTGTCATTTCAAACAGAGACTTGTGAGCATAGTTCCTGTAGGTCCGTACTTCAAAATACCATTCACTTTCCCAAACTTGAATCAGATACTGAATAACGTTATTCCATAAATCAGGAGCTATTTTCGCCCTAGAGCGCTTTACACGTGACCACTGAACTCTTCCTACATCGATCGTCTCCCATTTTCTAGTTTTATTGCTTTCTACTTCAAGCTGAAAACGCTTGTTAACCCACTGTAGTATTAAATCAAAAGCCCCAACCAGTTCCCAAAAAAAGCCACGTATCAACCAATTCATTTGGCTGACGCTAATTTTAGTAGCCCCTGTATCAAACATATCAAGTAACCTCTTGATATGAATAAAATGGTATTGGGCTCCACGTATAGCTACATCAATTGATATCCAACTATCAATATCGGGCAGGTTCTTTAGCGCCGGACTAATCTTATGTGACATTGTGCTTCTACTAAATTGTTAAGTTAATGTATATAAAATTAAGCACACTACAGTAGATTTACTAGAAATCGTTTGTTTTATAACGCTGAAATACATATAGGAAATATAAACATTAGAAAATTGAGGCAAAAGTGGCTTAGATTTTCACCTAAGCCGCTTTTGGGTATCCCTGTTCGTCGGGTTCGTTGTCATCATCCTCATACACGCGCACATCATAGTTCACCGCCTTAACGCTGCACTTCTCAGTGCCTTGTGGAGTCACATCATTAATGAGCGCTGGATAACACCACTTATCCGCTGGACCAAACAGCCACAATGGTGGTTCCATTTCGCCGTCGAGTGAGGGCGTAAAGCCCAAGTTACTGGTGATGATGACTTCGTTAGGATGACTCCCTTTAATGCAAACATGCGGCCCTGATGCCCTACCGTTGGGTTTTCGGACGGTAATGTGATGCACGCCGCTTTCCCATTCCAGTGGCAAGTCCAGCCATAGGTGCGTCTTGCCGTTTTGAATGCTAAACCCTTCCAATCTGCCGCTTTGCGCGTAACCTGGCACATCGTCACCCAAAGCAACGTAATCGAGGTAGTTAGAGTTAAAGGCATCCATCTCAGTTTGGAATGAATACTGAAAGCGTCGGTAGCGCTTCTTACGTCGCACTCGCATACCAAATTGCCACGCTTTAGTTGGGTCGGTCACTCCAAACGCTCTGACTTTCTCCGGTTTGATGCCGAGGTCACCAGGCAGCAAGCACATTATGGTTTCCGGTTTCCATGTCAGAGTGGAGAAGTATTCCACCTCCACACCGTCGGGCTCTTCTTCGCGAATAAAGCTGCCTGAGCGCTCCAAGCCTTTACCAAGCATGTTGTCCGGTTGGTACTGAAAATCAAAAATGGTTCTTGGCTCATCCCGTACCGGAATGATTTGACCGTATTTGAGCGTTGGCTCGGAATAACCGACGAGCAAGACTTTCTTCAATACCTCGAACAAGGTGCTGCTGTCGGTGAATACTGCGTCGAACGTATCCCCTCTGGCTTTCCAAACCTCATGCAAACGCAGCAGCTCGTAATGACCGATGTGAACATCACTCAATCCACTATCAAGAATGATGTAGCGGATAGCCGGTGCTATGTCTCGGGTCGGGTAAAGCTCTTGCGTCCAACCTCCTAACCCATCTGGAATTTGCAGTTTACGGGTTGGCACCACGCCCAGCTTATTCTCCGCGCTACGTGAGAGCGAGTTACTGCCACGGATTTTGAAGGCGATGGTGGTGAAGTCGTCATACTTGGTGTTGCTATCAAGTCGCGCTTTCAATCGGCGGTACTCGATGCGATCCAAATACTTGAGGTCTTTATTGTCGTTGGTGATGCGATACACGCGTACTTCAGGGCGAACTTTACGACCTAAGTCAATTTCGATAGTTTCCGCAAGCTGATCTCGAGTGCCGTCTCGGCGTTCGTACTTGACTTGGTTCCACTCAGTTTCTCCCTCTCCGCGCCATTCAATCATGGCCTCGACAGTGAGCGCGTTGGTGTCGCCATTCTTGTTCACGTATCCAAGGCCGTCAGGGTGTTTGAAGTCGATGTAAATCTTATCGGCCACCTCTGAGGCTGGGCAGGCAAAGTGTGGACCTGCAGGTTTACCAGGCAGTGCCACTTCGGTTTCAAGCGTCCACCCTTTGTTCTCGCCTTGATGCGTGAAGACATCCCACCACACCTGCGCTTTCGTCCCTTCGGGATACAGCCTATCGACTCGGCCTTTCGGGTTGTTCGCTTCACGGATGATATAGCGGCCATCGTCCGTGCCGTGAAACTTGATGGGATGATGGCGCGTTTCTGACGGTACGGTGTCGACCGTTATCCAGTAGCCCTCACCATTTAAGATGCGCAGCGCATAGAACGTCTCGCCATTAACCTCGAACGTCTGCTTAATGTCCACCATACCCACGGAATATTCCACCACAGGGTCGGCTTCATGTGGGACGTAATAGTTGGTCGGATATTCCACATAATCGCCTTGCTTGCAGTTATGCAAGTCAGGATCACGCGACCAAAAGTTAAGAATGTCTGCCCCATTTTCGTTTCGCCAGCCACCATCACCACTTGCTTCGGTGATCTCACGAATACCAGGCGAGCCGGATATTTTGATGATGTGGCCAGCTTCCCATTCAACAGGCCAGTATTCTGTGGCGAGTCCATCCACATCGCTCACCACGCCGAGCGTATCGTCCACCACATTGACTTGGCTCGGAGTGATGGAGTTAATCGGCCCTTCTAGCTCGATCCCTGCCGTGGAAGACGTCGAACCGACCTCGCGTGAAGTGTAAATGTTTTCGTGCGCAGGGTGGCTGGTCACGTCCTCCCCTGGCGCAAACACTTGATAACTGATGTCCCCTGCGTATTTCGACACAGGCGTGTCACTGATGGTGATGTCGTCGCCCGTAAGCTCAAACTCGCCATTGCCAATGGCGGTCATCATGAGCAGGTACTCTTCATCTTCTGAGAAATACCAATGTGGCTCACTGATGATGTCAGGGAAGGTTTTGTGGCGTCCAAACAGCTCAGGGATTACCCCCATCAATCGCACTCGGTTGCCTTGTGCGTTGGCTTCATAAATCGGACTGCCTTCTGGCATGGTTTTCTGGAAGTTGTCAGGAATTTGGTTCATGGCGTAGATAGCTGCGCCAGCCGCCACCACCGCGATCACCGCATAAGCGATACTTGCAGGGTCTTTCGGCTCGGCAACCAACTCCACTAAGTCACCGTCTTGCCAAACATAATCAAACCAATCTGAGGAAGTGCGCTGTTTTTTATTCACGAAATAAGAAAACGGCGGCGTTTCTGATACGTAGTAACCTTTGATGTTCGCAGCCATCCAATCATTGAGCGTTTGCCCAGGTTTGATTGGGGTAAACTCGCACTTACTACGATTGAGCTTGTTGGGATAAACCGCTAGTACAGTCATGTTCGATGTAGTACCTCGTAATTAGTGACATACGCTCAAAATCAGACAGGCTACAGAGCCAAGGTCGGCCCATTTTTCGCCCTGTTTGAGCCACTTTCAGCCCGTTTTCATTCACCACGACACCCACATGCACCAAAGTATCTTCAATCAGGTGGCATGCGATTGCGCCATCTATCGGGGCGGTTTCAACATACCCACCCACCAATTGGTGATAGGCGTCGGTCATGCCTGCTTTGTCGTCTGGGTCCACGGTCCCAAAGCTGTCCAATAGGGATAAGCCGTGATGATGGTGGCGAACCAAACGAACAAAGCCCCAACAATCCAGACCATGCTCGTCACGACCATGGTCAAGATAGGGCACCGCCATTAACTCATTTAAAGTCATTAGTTCCCCTGGTACTTGAGTCCTTTGGTGATCGTTGGCGTGTAGCGGCGTTTCGGCCATGCTCGATTCACCAAGTCATGAAACGACGCGACAACGCCGACGGTTTGAATGTTGTCTTTTTCACTGACCGCCGTCAGCGTGAGGGGTGGCTCGGCAGGTGCCGAGACATGGGGACTGTTGGCGCGATGTTCTCCATGAAGTCGGCGAATTCACCACCTTCGTTTTCGGTAAAGTCGCCTAGCTTATCGTTCACGTCCTTGAGTATCTCGGCCATGTTTTCGCCGCTGATATTGAACTGCTCAGAGGCGTATCCCAAGGCTTGAATTTGCTCAACTGATACCTGAGCAACGGTGGCCATCTTTTCGATTTCGCGCGCTTGTTGCGCCTGCTGCGTAATGAGGTATGCCGTGGCACCTGTGACGGCACCAATACCTGCCGAGACATAACCTGCAGCATCTAACACTCCGCGACCTGCGTTTTTGGCGCGGTCTGCGGTTTGCTCTAAAGAACGGCTTAATGTTAGGTTTGAGTCGTTCGCCGCTTTGGCTTCTTTGGTGTAGCCGCGCAGCATCTTTTTGGCGTAATCCACGTCCTTCTGAAACTTGGCGGTTTCAGTATTGAAGCGGATATTAAAATCAGCTATCTGGGCACTCAATACGGAATCCTCCTGCTGATTCGCTCAATGCCATCAGCTCTTCATCAGTGTATTCGTGGGGTTCTTCGGGCTCGTCGGTCACGGGTAGGAAATCACGGTATGAAACAGGCTCGTCTAACTTCACTCCTGCAGCCATGGCCGTGATATTCCAGTTAGACGCACAACTAACAGCAAAGCGCCAGTTATCCATGTGATGTGAAAAGCCCTGCTCCGAGAAATACTCTCGCCATTCGATGACCGTTTGACAGCTAATGGAAGCCAGCATGGTTCGCCAACAGATATGACCAAACTCGCGAGCAAGGTCTTGGGCGAACCGCCTTTCAGCCCGAATTAAGCTTTTGGGTCGACAGGCTCCAAATCGTCTTCCTGCTCACCGTCTTCTTCTGGCGTTTCTGGTTCAACATCTTCTTCAATGGATGGGGTTTCATCAGGCAGTGACATACCAGAAAGCTTGGCCACTTCGTCATGAAGCTCTTTGATTTGCTCTTTAGACATGGCAGACATGACGTACTGATGGCGCTCATCAATATCATCAATATCGAAGTTCGTGCCATGAGCCACCAATCGAGCCTGCATGATGAAATTCAAACGGTTCCATTGGCGAGTGACCTTCTCCATTTTTTGCAGTTGCACTTCTTTATCTTCCTTGCTGGCTTTTTCTGATAACGCTTCAACCGACTCGGGAAAGGTCTGCTCTGAGCAGAAGTCCATGAAGTCGTAACGATCCAAACCAGACAACTGAGTGAGGGTGACTTTATCGTCACCCACAGGAACCGTCTTTTGCTTTAGGAATGTAGCCATAGATTAAACGCCCCCTTCAGCAGGCTGCGCTTGTTCAGCCAAAATCATTTCCGCGAGTTTTGGCTTGCCAACGTTTTTGAATTTGACTGAGCGAGTGACCTTTTCTTTAATTGTCACCGCTTTACCCAATGAGTTGATGTAGCCTGGGTAAACATCGACCGTGCCATTTGGGTACTTAATTCGATATTCGGTGACAGTGCCGTTATCAATATCATCCACGAGCTGCTGCTGACCTGGCTCCCCTGGTTTCCAAACTAGCGTTAAGTTAGTTTCACCTGCTGACTTCTGACCAGGCGTTGTTTTAACCCAATCAGACTCAGGATCGTCTAGATGGTCATCGTCTTCGTCTTCAACGGTGATTTCACCTGGTTGAAGCTCTTTAACACCTGCTAATTTGTCCCATTTGGTATCTTCAAGGTAATCTGCAGGGGCAGTCAGTTCGGTTGCGTCTTTCAAGCGCCAAAACGTGCTGCCAGCGCCTTTGATTGGTTGAGTTGGGTCCGACATGATTAAACCTCTTCGGTGTATTCAATAGTAAATGTTAAAACCGAGGAACCCCATGGGGCCCCCTCTTCGCGTACATAAGAAAAACCAGAACGATTACACAGACTGAGCAAACCATTAGCGGTGTAGTTACGGTCAATTACGTCCCGAACTTTCTCACTAAAGGTATCGAGATCGTCATCCAGTTGATTGGTGGCCAAGTCCATAATCTCTACAGCAAGTACCGAGCTCCACTCCTCTTCATCAAAATCCTGCCCAGTGGATTCACCATCAAGCAAGTAGACCGAAATGGCTGGAACTTCGAGGTATCCTGTCTCACCGTCATCACTGGCTGTAACTGGTTCACCTCGGCCAGAAAAATAAGCAGCGATAAGGGGGTGTCCTTCACTGTCAATGAGTGCTTTTTCCAAGTCAGAAATGACCTGCTTTCGAATTTGTTTGTTAATTTCCACGCCCTACCTCCCGACGAACGATTAACCGAACCTGCTGGCCCATTGCATACATCAACTCTTTAGGCATATCTTTATCAATCAAACGACCACAGTTAGTTTCAAAAGCCGACGTAATCTCTTTGTAAATAGGAATAGCGCACATCTTGATTGGGTAACGAGCATCACTAGTACGCTGCATAATGTGCCATTTACCATTCTTCAGCTTCTGCAGAAAAGCATTGTCAAACTTATGTTTACCCACTTTTATGGACGTAAAACCAGAAACTTCGCGCTTGGTATAACGTCCATCTTTAGCACGGGTTGCACTTTGCACCTGGTAACGCCCTTTTTTACGCCGAATTTGTGTACGAGCTTCCCCTATGTGAATTGCTGGAATATCGGTACGCCTTACTCGAACATAAGCGACAGGCTGTTTTGGTGAGGCTTTTTTGGATACTCGGGCATAACGTCTGATGACTTTTTGCTGAACCTTGACCGCCTTAGAGGTGTCTTTTACTGAATGGCTAATAGCTCTCTTAGCGATTCGGTTTATTGCCATAGAAGCTGCACTTGGTACCGCTTTTTCGTCTAAAGCACTGAGGTTCTTTACTGCAGTTGCCAACTGGCGGTCTAGTTCATTCATTTCAGATCAAAACTAATTAAGCCATCATGATACTCAGGTACATCAGCAACCACGTGGCTGCGGCCTTTATAGGTAACTTTGTCACCTTTGCGAACCTTCACACCAGATGAACCAGAGATAGACAAACGGGTCACATTGGCAGCCATCATCCCAAATTGATCTTGTGATGTATTTGGAACCACTTTTGCAGACTGACCCGCAATGGTGGCTGACTCTCCGAATGCGCTAAATAAAGCAGCATCCATTTCAGCCATAGATTGAGACCAATTACTCATCTTCGTCCTCTTCGACTTCAAGATCGTCTTCTGGTATCCAGACTGCTTTCTTTTGGCCAACCAGAGAACGGGCTTCAGACGGTGTAATGTCGCAGCCTTGCCCCACTTCAAGTGCAGTTTCAGGCTTCAATAATTGACCGCGACAACGAAATGGTTGTGTAACTAAAATTGCTTTAACTGACATTTGTTTCTCCAAATAAAAAGCCACTCGATTGAGTGGCTTAGCTAGTAGTTTTTGGTTGATTAGGCTGCTGGTTTTTTACCTAGGCAGAAAGAAGCAGGATGACGAACCGTTACATCAGCGTCTTGGAATGCAACAACACGCAAGCGCCCTTTCGCACTATGAGTGTATGGGTCAATAGTCAGGTCTAGGCCTCCCCACAAACCAATCAGCATTTCGGACCAGACGCCAAACCAATAATCACCGTTGTTGATCTGGTTAGAAATGTGCGTGCCGTAGCCGTTTACAGTGTTACCCCCTTCCCAAATAGGTGAGCCGTTGGTATTAGCAAACTTTTGCGTTGTCTTACAGTGACCACGGCCAGTAGCGTTCATCATGTAAAGCATGGAACCAACATCAGCATTGTCAGCAGTTATCTCTGTTTCCATGTTTACAATTTCTTGGAACGTCGGATTAACCGCAGTGAAATCTACACCGTTCACACCCGTGATGTTTGCTAGACCAAGCGGTTGATCACCACCAGTGCCGTACAAGGCAGCTTTATCAATAGTAAGAGCCAGAGCTTTAGCAATATCCGCACGAGCCAACATCTCAACATCTGGTGAAGACTGCATCAGCATCTTACGAGTCATTTCTACTAGCGCAGCACAAGTACGGTTTTGTAGGCCACGCTCACCAAAGGTGATTTCAGATAAGGTTGCATCTACATCCTCACCAAGCCAATAGCCCGTAGCGCCACCCTCTTGAGTCGGGATAGATAAATCACCGACTAGGCCTGTTAGCGTAGTTGCGTAGTTCATGACTGCTGATTTGTTATAGAGCATATCAATGAAGCTACCCGCCATATGGTCAGTAGCAATCAAATTGCTACCGGAACCACCAGCACTTACTGGCGCAGCTGCACGAAGAACATCGTTAGGTACAATAATACCTTGTGCTTCACGCTTCATTTTATCGGCTGCGGCTTCAGAGGCTTCAAGCTCAAATGCAGCTGCACGACGATACTTTTCATTCGTAGGTTGAGACAGGTAACGCAGAACGTTCAGAAATGAATACTGACGAATTTCATTGTCAGACAAGCCAATGTCTGGGCTGTCTGCAACCGTTGGTGTTGCGCTACGTACTCCCGCTGGTTGACCGCCATTCTCCGACGCTGCATCAAGTAAGGCGCGTTGGTAATCGGCAGCTGTCTTCTTTTTGTCTCGAAGATAAGGGTTAGGATCAACACCACGACTTCCGTATTGCTCGAACAGGTCTAAAATATCACGCACACGGTTTTGTTCTGCTTCAATACCAGCTTGACGTTCTGTGTTGGACTCCTCAAGAACTTCAATAATCTCAACAATCACATCGTTCTCATCAACTTTTGCACGAACTAAGCGGCCACTGGCATCACGCAGGGTTTTAGTCTTCATATTGGATTCACTCCGGTTTTCAATTTCACGTTCATTTTCTGTTGCGCCAGTTGGGATGATGATCCCCATATCACGCAGGTGGTTTTGGTATTTGGTTGTATCTAAGCTGCGCCCAACACCAACGGAAGGGTCAGCGGGAACCGTGACAAAAGACAGCTCGAACGGCTCCCAATCTGTCACACGATAGGTGCGAACATCATCCGTATCACTTTCAAGAACCATCGCATGGACGATGTAACCAATAGAAACGTGCTTACGAATGCCATCTTTAACGTCCTGCCAAATTTCCTCAGCTCTTGGGCTAGTACCGAACCGAACAACCGCTCGGCCCTTATTCTTTTCGATTCGAGCTGATTCAATGACACCAACTAGATCGTCCCAGTCATGGTTAACCAAGGCAGAAGCACCAGCATCAAAACGTGCCATGCGTACTGCACCAGATGAATGGTCGAGGACTTCATAGCCAAACCAACGCTCAACTGGATATTCGCTAGAGAAAGCCAGTTCAACCGTACGGTTTTCTTCATCCACTGACTCAACCGTGTAGTTTCGATACACAGGTTGACCTGTGACCTGACGAATCAGATCACTCGTCGTCAGTTTCGTCTTCTTCTTGCTCACTTTGATTTACTCCTGCAGGTTGCCCGGTGGCTTTTATTCCCAAAATCTGGGCTATCATTTCGTCTGGGATCCCTTCCGCTCTCATTGCCTTGATGTCCTCTGCATATCCCTTCCAGACATCTACAGGCTCACGACCAGATTCACGTATTGCTTCACCAGGGGACTTACGACCATTTTCTTGAGCTTCGGTAATGGCTTTCTCTTCTTTAAGAGGGTCAATCCATTCCCAACGGCGAGGTTGCCAATCTGCTTCTAGGAATTTGCCTAAGCGGCTAGCTGGGATAGGATTACCATTTGAGTTAATGACTTTTCCGGCAAGTAATGAATACTGAAGCCAACGTTCATAAACTCGATGGCAAACCGACTCGATGAACCATTCTTGTAACTCTTTCCACCCGTCACGTTCGTCAAGCTTGCCTTGGCGAATTGAACTAAGGTTGACACCTTCTAAGTCATTGGCGTACGTGTTGTAAGCCATACCCTGACCTGTAGCCATTCCTCGCAACATATGCTTTGAGAACGTTGCCGTCTCTGTTGAAGGAAAATCCGGCGAGTAATCAACAGGAGTAAAGCCTGGAGGCAAAGTCACAACCGTATTTGGTTCTAACTCAATCTCTGGCTCTTCAAACTCTTCGGATTCATCCGGTTCATAAACATCAGCGTCTGCTTGAAGTACCAGTGTTTTACTAGCACCCGCTCTGGCGTTTACAACAGAAGCTTCTTCAAACCCAGAAAGGTTACGCATTCGACTTAATGATGTGTGATTCCATGGAATACCACGGAATTGCTCAGGGTGCTCTTGGTCATAAACGTGCAGCATGTCTTCAGCAGAAACACGTTCAAACTCTTTACCTCCATGGCGAAATGCTTCAGCCAAAACACCTGCTTTTGTTTCAACTAAGTAAGCAACCAGGCGTCCATAAGGGGTCATTTCTATGCCGTTTCGAATTACGTTTCCGTTTGCTAGTCGGCTTTCGTTGACCTGAATCGGTACTCTTAGAGGGTCTATGAGCTGAATAGCAAATCCCCAGGGACCAGCATGTGGGCCTTCAACGATTCGTATGAACGCTTCACCGCTCCCCACTACCGTATTGAGAATAACGCGCTTGGCTCTGCGCCAATCAAGACGGCCATCAACGGTACAGTTTTCGCGTCGTCCCCACTTTTTAAAAGCTTTCTCAACGGCAGCATTTCCGTTGGTATCCAATGAACCATCAGGCTCTTTGCCCCGAACTTGAAGAACAATACCTTTATGTCCGAGTACATTTTTACGAACTTCTCGGACAAACCCTCGGGCATAGTCATTGTTACTGATCTGTTCGCGTGAGCGAGCGACTAAAACCGCGAGTTTTTGATCAATCATCTTGCCAATGGGCACAGGTGAAGAATCCCAAGTACTATTGTTTCTGTCTGGATCAGCTGCCGAGAATAGGCTTCGAGAAACAGGACTCAATTTGACATATGGCGTCTTGCGACGTTTCTTTTTGGCCTCTGGCTTAGCGTTGCGATTAAAAGGATTCCACATCAGCGCATCCTCACTTTATGTACTGTCAGAAGACCTCGGCCAGACTTCTTACGCTTCTCCTGATTCACCCTATTGAGAAATCGCTGCTCTAACTGCAGCAGTTCGCTCAACGGGGTCTTCTCCAGACTACGACCACCAAACGACAGCTTAAGCTGATCAGATGTAGCACGATTGGTTAACGTAGCCTGAATAGCTGCCAATGCTTTCTCTGCTTCGCTGCGAGGGTCATGTACATCCAATGCTGCCAAGTCTGGCAGTACAGTTAATCGGCTGGTAAGAGGCTGATGTACATCGGTGCCATCAGTTACACGCAACACAACGCTGTATTCTTCTGCGGGCCAGTTCGCTGTCTCGCTTGCTGGTATCGAGAATTGGAACGCATCACCCTCCGGTGTGCCGACAATGTCTGCCTTACCGGATGCGGAACGTAGATAGATAGTGGCTACCCAAGAACTAGCGGGGTAATCTGGATAAGAGAGTGTGAAGTTGACCGACAGACCTGAAGTGATCTTTGTCGGTATTACCATGATTTAGCAAAGTTTCCTTTTCGCCGTACTAAGCGGCGCTTGCGTTTTTTCAACTTAACAGGCTTACGCTCTTCTTCGTCTTCCTGCTCTTCTGCCTCATCGGCTACCGATTCAGGTTGAGTTTCTTCCTCATCCTCAATCGGTTTTGGTTTCTTTCGGTCAAGTCGTAGCATTCTGGCCACCATATAGTTCATACCTTCACAGTCGAGAAAGTGGTTGTCTTTGCTGACTCGATTCCACTCTCCTTTTTCATCATCAAACTCCTCAGCAACAATCTGCTTACAGTAATCTTCTGAGACATCGGAAGGCAGTAACCAATCACCAACGGTGCCGCGTTTCCAACGGACGCGGTTATGTACCCACGCTTTAGCCAAGCTGGCATCAAAGTCCCATCGCTTGTCACCACGCTTTCTAACCTTGCCCTGCTTATCAACTTCAACGCGAGTGACACGAAAAGGTTTGGGGAGCTTCTGCCAACCCATTAACGCTCGTGCACGAGTTTTATGGCGACGAACCCAGGCATAAACCTCATCGGTTCTGTAGCCTGCATCGACACCGCACTGCCTGATTTTTAAGTTCCCCCATTCATGCTCCATCAGGTCATCTAGTTCACTCCATACCTCCGGCTTATCGGTATCCCCCCATAGCTCGCCAAACTCAATCAGGCGTGAGGACATACCATCAACCCAGCCGCGTACGACATAAACAAGACGGTTTTTCTGGACATCCACAGTACAAATTAGTGTGTGTACCCCATCAGGAACTTCACCCGATGAGAACGTCGAGCGTAGCTTGTAAACTTCTTCCCACTCAGGAGCGTCACCGACAACAGCAAATATTTCTCCAAACCCCGTGTTATAAACCGAGAGTAATTGGTGTGGGTCACCGCTTCTCTGCGCTTGAAAGAGTTTTCTGGCTAGATAGCCATAACTCTTTTTACCGGAGAACGAACAAAGACCACTCACCCAAATACTGAAGTGGTTGTTGTCTTCCAGTGGATGAAGCATGGAATGAAATGGGACGACGGTTGATTCACCGCCTTGTGTAATCAATACAGAGCTGTCGTCGTACTTCTTAGCGTATTGCCCAGGAGCAATAGCAATACCTTGAGCGTTCATTACTTTGCGGTGTTTGTCTTCAATCTGTCCCCCACAATGAGGGCAGACTAAACGGGCTTCACGCGATGCAGCTGCGGGAGAGCTTTCATTCTCTGTGCCTTTGCCTGGCCACCAAAGTAGATCACTTCGTGGTATGAAATACTCACCGCAATCTGGGTCAGGGCATGGGACAGCCCATTCATGTCGAGTTCCTTGTTCCCACTCCAACCAAATCGGACTAGACACTTTGCCTTTTGGTGCAACTGCCCAATGAGTCATCCCTGTTTCAGGGTGTTCATAGGTACTTGCCTTACCATGCGTTGGCGTACTAGTTAGCCCAAGCTTTGAGTCGATATAAGCATCACCACGAGCTTCTGCAATTTCCGCTAATGAGCCCTCACCTGTTGCATTGGTATCAGGACGGTCTAACTCATCAACTAGCGTGATAACCGCAGAATCCGATGCCAATTCAGTTGCCGAACCAGCCCATGCAAAACGCAAAGACACGCCCCCAATACGCTTTTTATGTTTGGGGCTTTTATCATCGTATTTTAACCACAGCGTTGAGCACTCTCGGAACATCTCCATTATTTTGGGCTCAACGACGTTGTTAATGTTCGACTCGGTCGGCCCCACATAGATGATCGGTGCAGGTTGGTCATCAAGGCGCCATCCAATCACGTTTTGCATCGTGGCCGACTTTCCCATCTGCGTTCCCATAACAAAGGTGATTTTTGAATAAGCAGGGTCGGCAAACGCGACACAAACAGGAATCATGTATGGTGTTGAAGTCGTATCAAACGGACCAGGTATTGGCGAACCCGGAGGCATTATTCTATTCTCAGTCGCCCACTGCGCAGCATTCCTCAGCGGCTTCGCTCTTATCATCTCTGCTACGTTTTGCAAGATACTCAGCAACGAACGCACTGAGGTGGTCAGCGGTGGCAGTGCGTATACGTCGAGCTTCTCGATCAATTGTGTTTTTGCATTTGGCGGGTTCATGTTCTGACGCTACCTCTAAAGCTGTTCGAGCCCCTATGCCATCCAGCTCACTACCAAATAAGTTTCCAACCATGTATAGGAACTGGGCTAACTCTCCCAAATCCATCACTGTTTCTTCGGCCTTTTGAGCTTCAATTTCAGCTTTGCGACGTTTGGCAGCAGTGAGTAATAAGTCTTCACCGTCTTTGGTGCCAACTTTTGGGCTGCTGTGCTCTTTCTCGTACTGGCCAATTTGCTTTTTGATTTCGCGGTCGATAATCCACTGAATGGCTTTATCTGTTTCAATGATTAGAGGCTTACCTCGTCCACCACCGCCTTGGTGTGGCAAGCCCTCTTTGATGAGGTCACCCACCCACTTCGGTGAGTAACCCATAATTCGAGCAAATTCATTTCGGTTTACTTCAGCCATAGCGACATTCTTCTAGCGTTACGCGTTATGGTTCACTCCCTTCTCGACCCACCCGATAGAAGGGAGTAAAAACCGGACATTAAAATGAGGCGGAATCGGCGAGTCTCAGCCCCGTGGGTTATTGAACCTCTGGGAAGGACCCGCAATCTTTCGCAGCCCTTGTGGGACAAGGCGTGAGTGGGATTTGACTTGAAATTAATTGAACAACGTTTTTAAACCTAATTTTCACCGTAATTTTCAACCACTCAAAAAACGCTGAAATCAGGCGTTTTTGGGGTCAAAACCAGTAAAACTCCCTTCTACTCCTTTCTCGGTTTTTTGGTCATTTAGACGTCCAAACATCCAAATGAACACCTATCACCACAATTAACAGATTTTCTTAAGAGTTAAATCGGTCAGCGATGCTTGAAGCCTTATCGATTCTAAGCTCACACCAGATGATCATGTTTTAGGATCTTCCCGCGATCTTCCCATGGAAAAAAATAAAGCCCTGCAGATCTAACCAATTGTGATAAGTCTGCAAGGCCTTAAGTTTCAAGGCTTCCGTTGTCGTGTGTATGTAAGCTTGGTCTAAGTCTGACATCTTGTGATTAAGAATGCGTTCACGTACAAACTTATCGACACCTAGGTCAGTCAGCCTAGTGCCAACTAACTTACGGCAATGGTGGCTAGTAAACTCACCTTCACTCCATTCCGCATAAATACTGTTGGCCGTGTCCTTACAGATAGGTGTACCCCCTTTCGCATTGGGAAACATAAACTTCTGTCCTTCCTTTTGGGTAAGGCGATACTGTTGAAGTAGGTTTCTAATCTGCCAAGTCATCGGTAACATCAATGCTTCACCGTTCTTGGCATTACAGGCGGGGATTCGCCAGATATTCTCATCCCAATCGATATGGCTCCATCGAGCTAAGCGGGTTTCACGAATACGTGTCCCGTGCGCTAACTGCATTAACACAAACACCTGCTTCTGCACTGAGTGTGTCTTTAACCTATCAAGCAATTGGCTCACATCGTCAGACTGAATTTTCCCCTCATTAGGCGTGATTTTCTTGCTGATGAAGTCCGTAAACACCATCGCAGCCACTGGGTTGGAAGCTATGTGTTCTTCACGATATGCCTGGTTAAACGCTGCTTTTAAAATGGCAAAGTAGCCTTTAACTGTTCTAAGTTCATAGCGCTCACGCAGCGGCCAAACCAATAAGTCCTTGATATGGTGCTTCCGAATATTAGCAAGAGGCAACTCCCCAAGAGCTGGTAACAAGTGATTAAAGACCACCGACTTAACGGCACTTTTCCTCTCTGAAGAGATATCCTTGTTCGACTCAATATGCTGCACATACCAGCGTAAGCAATCGCCAAAACAGGTCCAGTCTGTAACCACTTGGTCCGTATCCGTCGCCATCCTAGCAATCTTTTGGGGTAACAACTCAAACAATGCCTTCGCACTTAAACTAGGCCAAAGCCCAAGCCGTTCCCATTTTGGTTTTCCGTGTTTTCCGTTGTTCTTTCGTTTATCAATCAACCACCAAGTAGCACTCTCGCGAGACTTGTGAAAACGAAGCTCTAAAGCATATCTTTCATCCCTAAGCCTCGTGACAGTATCACTTTTCAAATAGCTTTTAATTTTCGTATCAGAGATACGCAACCGTACTGTAGTCATAGAGTTAAACCGCTAAATCTGTCTCTCCAGTGTCACGCCGCTTCTTCGCCTGTGGCTGACGTTTCCAGTAATGAAGGGGAGTTTCGCCCCTCAACTTGTGCCTTATTGACTTTCTTCGTGCGCTCTCATGTTAAGGATTAAGCAACGGGTCAGGTTACTTCATGGTCATAGCTAACACAGAGAAACAGCGAGGCACCAACGCATGTCCGTGAAGACATTAGGAATAGGGTCACCACCGTAAGCACAGTTATTAAATGGCCGAAGCCTGGCAATGCTCGACGACATTGCAGAACGCTAACGTTTTTGCTCTTGGTGGTGAAAATAGGATTACTGCTCTTTACCGAGGTGCTTTTTCACCACAGTAATCAAGCGGTCATCAGTATCGGTTTTGGTATTTTTCGCGTGTGAGTCTGCAATTGTTATAAGCAGTTCGGTCACTGATTCAGGGCTGAGTAGCTTTGCAGCCCAGTAACCAAGCAAGCTTTTAAAGAAGGTAAACAAGAAAACTTTCATAGTATTAGCTCCAATAAAAAAGCGGCCGTTATAGGCCGCTTTTAATTCAGTATGTCTTTCGGAAATTTATCGATGAAGTCGGAGACCTCTCCTGCTCCTTTATGTGTGTTGTAATACGTCTTCCAATATCGTGCCAAGGCAGGAATATCACCTGGACTAGGTAAAGACTTAGGAACGCGCAAGTAATGCACTCGGCACATCGCCACCGCATAAGCTAAGTTCGTGATAAGTTCCTGTGCTGTACCTTCTTTTACGAGCTGGCTTACCTTTTCTTTCAACTCAGTACGATAAGCCAAATAGTTTTGCCAAATATCGTCATGAGTGGCAGGTTCCATCTGCACGATACCCAGAGCCGGACCATTGCCAATTTGCTTAAGGTATTTGGCTCGGCTCTCAACAAAGATAGTGCCGACCACCAATTGCTCTGCCGATACACTATACAAGCCAAGCTGCTTTAAAGTCGGCCTAACGACTAATTCGGTCAGTTGCTTTGCATCCATCTATTTTCTTCCCCTGTTTACGCCTATCGAAATGAACCCAGATATCAAAAATTAGCCTCGCAATTACAACGACAAGACCACCAATGGAAATTAAATTGGCAATGGTGATATCGGGGCTACTGGTAGCCAACTCACTGGATTGTTGGGCCTTAGCCGCCACAGTTTCGCTGAATACGCTGACACCAGTACCGCCACAATAAGCGATTAGCCTACCTTTCCATTCATGGAGGTTTTCAAGAAATGTCTTAACCATGTGGAACTCTTAGAAACAAAAAAAGCACCCGAAGGTGCTTTTAAAATTGATAGTTGTTTTTACGCGTGCAAAAGTAGCTACTCTCCAGACTGGTTCTTCATCGCTTGCATCAGTTCATCGTGTCTCTGGCGTTCAATAGCTTCTTTTTCACGTTTGCTGATTGACCAAGACACGAAGATTGACAGTATCAAAGCGATAACGAACCCAGGAGCTCCAAATGAGAATGTACAAATTCCCATGACAACAAGCATAACTATTGCACCAACAATTTTAATAACCGCCATAACCATTCCATATAGATAAAGTAAACACGTTATGAAACCGCATTATTATTACAATCGGCAAATGATGATTGTTATTTCGTGACATAAAAACAAAAACCCCGCCGAATTGGCGAGGTTTTGCATGCTGGAAAGAGTGCGCCATTTAGGGGTGAATGTCAATACTCAGATAAGTCATTTATATGTTAATCATTCAGTTGCTGATATGCGCTGGAGCACCTTCTCCTTAACCGCTTCAGCATACTCGTCTTTAATAGATTGCAAATTACTAACACCTGCCATTTCGGTGTCTATATCAGCTAACTGGCTTTTCAAAATAGCAATGTCACGGTCAAGTTCTATTCTGGATGGTCTTCGGTTATCAAAAGCTTTCGTGACCTCAACTAGTCCGGCCATTAAACTACAGCTATCATGGTAGGCTTGGAGATCAATTAATGCTGTTGACATGGGGTACTCATCGTTCGACTTAGTAATTCCCTGCTCAATCACCGCCTTCCTTTTTTCACGACTAATATCAATTGAACGCAATATAGTGGTACCTAACGCATCAGCATAAACTTCTTTATTCACGAGAGATTGAACACCCGTGGTAGCCGCCGCAGCTGCAGCAAGCTCAGATGCTGTCTGTGCATGAGAAATGACTGATGCTGTGCCTGCAAAAAGTATGGAAGCCGTTCCTGTACCTACATTCCATGCATTAGAGTTAGAAATAATACCAGCTTTATGAAGAGTGCATTTCTGATCTGATAAAGATATCGCCTTAGCGATAACTTCGTTGCGCTTTTCTTTCTGACTGTAGTGTGTCGAATCGAGCTTAGATAAATCGATTATGCCGTCTTCATTAATAAACTCAGCCTTAGATTGAGTCATAATTTCATCCGGCAGATAATTTTTAGCTAACATTTCACAACCAGAGACTAAAGATATTACAAGAAAAACAATTACGTACCTCATAGTAGCCCCCTCATTTAGTAAATATTCCGGCTCAATATTGCGATTGATCATCACGCACATTACTGCAATAAACATAGTTCACTGGTGAAAACCCACACAGATTTTATGCATGTGAATGCGCATTTGGCAAATTATGAATCTCTTGTTTTAATAGAGGTGTTCACTCGTAGAGCAAAAGAAGGAAGGAAGGAAGGAAGGAAGAAAGGAAGAAACCACTCAATCTGCAACGCTTCAACACAATGTTAAAAGCTAAACAATGCAATAATACTATATGCTATAGTCATAACATAGTAACCTATTGCATATAAATATGAAATTTAAACAATTAATACACCAATTTTTTCCAGAGTGCGATTTAAGCTCGAGCATTGATACAAATAATCCTACAAGCAACATGCCTTGGATAACTGACAAAGTAAACAATATCAATGAACTAATCAGCTGGCCACCAAATGTTTTCCTAATTACATATTCAATATTTACCTATACAGATAAATATCGTTTGCTTGTTTCATCGCAAGGGCATTTTAATTGGGATAAACGAGCTTTTGACGATATCTCAGGAGTGACAGAAGAGTTAAAGCATTGGGTTGGTTTACAAGTTCCAAGTCATGTTCCAACACCACCTAAACCCGCTAGTTTCACACTATCTTCATGTCTAAAAGCTATCTTTGACAAAAAAAATCTAAACTATTGTATTTATGACTTAATGAATGATAGTTGCTTTTCAAAGAGTGTCGCTGTCATCACAGCTGCCATTGACCAAATGTTCAGCAAGATAAATATTTGCGATTATGATTTAAGAGATCCTATACAACTTAGTTTGTTAGCTAAAGATATAGCTAGAATCAATCGTAATATTATAAACCTATCATGCAATATGCCTAAGCTCGGCTACGTGACATACAAAACGAGCGTACCTCAATCAGGTTTAACGATAAATAATTTAACCCAAAATCTGACGGTTGTAGACCCAACGGTTCAACTACAAGTTATAAAAAGTAAGGCTAAAAAGAAGCAGTTTAATAACAAGACATACAACGTCCTATTTTTACCTTGGCCCACGGAAATTGAAGATAATGCATTTAAAGCATCGCCTGACGAGCCAAATAGAGTCATGGATAGCTATTTTGGTTTCTTTGAGTACGCCCCAAGCAAGAAGCCCCAATTAAACAGTTTTTTGGGTGCTATTGTTTCTGCTTTCAGGCGTGCAGGTTCCCTTGACTTGATCGTTTTACCTGAATGCGCCGTAGATGATAGAACATACGGCCTTTTTAAAGACGTGTTATTCGAAATTTTCAATAAAGATGCACCGGCACTATTAGCTGGTGTTTATGGGGAAAAGAAAAATGTCGCTAACTTATCCTTCATTGGAGAGACTCAGACTTTTGAAACCGTAGTGCAAGCTAAGCATCATCGTTGGTTTTTGGATGAAGGCCAGCTGAGGAACTACAATTTAAGTGGTACATTGGACCCAGGCAGAAAATGGTGGGAAAATATTCCGATAGAAAGAAGGAAATTATTGACACTTCATACTTTAAATGGAGTAAAATTATGCCCCTTAATCTGTGAGGATTTGGCTAGACAAGAGCCTGTAGCAAAAGCGGTAAGAGCTATAGGACCAAATTTAGTAGTCAGCTTGCTGTTAGATGGTCCACAATTATCAGGAAGATGGCCAGGTAAATACTCAGCTGTTTTATCTGATGACCCCGGAGCGTCAGTGTTGTCTGTAACAGCATTAGGCATGACACTGCGCTCAACCGGAACAGGTTTTGCACCAAGTAGAGCAGTAGCTCTCTGGAGCGAACCGAACGGTTTTTCCGAGACGCTAGAAATCGATGATGATGGTATTGGCATTGTCATAGAGTTGGAAATAAACGATAGTGAAATGTGGACAATTGACGGACGCAAAGAGTACAAGCCCGTCCTTCGAAAGAAAACACACTCTACAATTAGTCTCGACAAAAAACTTTTGACAGAAGACAAGTCTAGAGAAAAGCTCGAAGAATTAATTAATAGGAGTAAGGCATGAATTTAGATTTATACGAAAAGCAACTTCTCCGCTCAATTTCTGATGTGGTTGTCAGAGACCCATGCAATGCAAAACTTGTTTTTGAGATGGTTACAGATACTACAGACAATGCTGCCAAGCTAATGTCCGAATTAGAGCCTATTATAGACGTTGTGTATAGCTATCAAAATGATATAGGTGGCGAGCGTCTTTCATACATTAATGATCTAAACTCTGCTATCGAAAAACTGAGCAATCATGAAGCTCAAGTAATTTTTAGATCAGCATTAGAGCCTGACCTAGAGTTGACGTCTCAACATTCTAAGGCCTTTGCTGGATACTAAAACCTATTTTCAAAAACTGAAATAAAAGCCCCTACTACCTTGCTAAAGAGGCTTTTATTAACAAATCAATGCATTAAGCTACCTTCTCCTTCTCAATCCGCTCCATCAACGCTAGCATCGCGGCGTTGCGTTTTGCGGCTAGCCAATCTGCTAAGCCATCGAGAACTGGATGGTATTGGCGTTTGAATACTGAGAACGTACAAACAAAACTACCAGAACACATTGCGGCGAAGCGGCTTTCTAGGTCCCACGCTACTCGGCCATCGCTGCAATGCATGCATTTACGGTAGTGGCGGTTTGGGGCTCGGTACTTACCGCTGCCGCCACAGCAAGAACAGATACGGCCTTGTGGTGTGATCGCTTCTTCCACAGCTGCGCGCACAATGGCAGCAAATGCGGCTTCGCTTTTTTGGCCGCGCCAGTCATCGGTCAGCGTATACAATTCCGCGAGTACCGCCTTTTCCAGTGCTCTTCTCGATTGCGCGTTATCCAGTAACTCCATAAACAACACCAGAAAACCGACCGGAGATTCCTTCCAGGTAATCCCCACCATGCCGAGCTGGTCTTCCAAAGAAAATAATCCTTTGCCGCCCTTTTGCGGTTCGTAATTTATGCCTTTTAAATCGAACTTAGCCAATAACGTTTCTGGTCGCATTTATGCTACCTCCTTGCTGTTCCTCACCTGCTTGCGAAAACTCTCCCACGTAAAGCTCACCCACTCGCAGCTCTCCAACAAACGCTCCATCACACGAGCTCCAAGAACCTGAGTCAGGTCATCAGATTTCAGATTGGTCAGAATGCCGGTTGGCTTCTCGTTGGTGTAGCGTGAGTCGATGATGGTGTTAATCATGATCGCCTCGTGGTCATTCATTCGCTGAACCCCAACCTCATCCAACACCAACAAATCGACCTGAGCTAAATACTTCAGAAACTGAGCTTCTGTAACGTTCGATTGTCGGTTGTACTTATCGCGAATTTTCATCATCAACTCAGCGACCGTAATCACCAACACTGTACAATTTCGCGTCATCAACGAGTTCGCCATTGCACAAGCCAAGTGGTTTTTACCCGTTCCTGTCGATCCAGAAAATACAAAGTTTTTCTCATCACCTTCCAAGAACTCAGAAACCCAACGGCGAGAAACACTAAACGCCTGACGTTGGCCTTGGTTCTCCGTCATGTAGTTGGCAAATCGACACTTCAAGTGCTTTTTGCCTACTCCACTGCGGCCAAGTAAATCCTGAACTTTGCTCTGCTGGTAGTTCTGATACACCGCATGGCTTTGCTTCTCGACTTCCTGCTGATCAAGTTGAGCCATCTGCTCTGGCGTGTACGGCACAACGTTTTCAGGCATCGCTTGCTGCAGTTTTTGGAAAAAGCTGTTCATTGGTCACCTCCGTTTTGGCGGTCTTTGAACCACTGAGGTGGTCCGTAATCATCAGGGTTGGTTTGGTCTGAAAACGGCTCCACCGGAATTAGCTTCGAGTTTGGCGAGGACGATTTAAGGCTAAACAACCCTTGCCACTCGTTGTCGATGGATTGCTCAATGATTTGGCGCTGCATGCTCACCACGTTCTGGGAGAGTTTGAGCAAATCGAGCATTTTGGTGCGCTCGCCCCGCTCAGTTTTGAAAGGCTTTTTGATTCGCTTACGGAATGCCAGGTACTCAGCCCAAGCATCGTGATCTAGCATCGCTGGAATTTGTTCCTCAGGAACCAAACTACCCGTGATGGGAGACTTTTTGTTTACTTTTCCTGTAGTAGTCTCTGGTAATCTCTGTGTAGTCTCTGTTTTAGTTTGGCTGATTGGTACAGCACTGCTTGGCGCATTTGTACGTTCTAGTTTGGCGCATTCCGCCAAACCAGTATGCTCCATCTGTGCAATCAAGTTTGGCTCATTAATGCGGTAGAAAACTCGGCAAGGAACACCTTGCTTTTTCTCTTCCAAAATACCTAACTGACGCAGCTTTTTACGCGCGGTATCAAGCTCTCTTCGAGTCATGCCCGTTTCGTCTTGCCACTCTTCCTGAGTTTTGTAAAACCACCCTGAAGCGTTCGTTCTTCGGCTCCAGTAAATACTCTGGCTAAGCATTAATGCGCCTGTGATACCAATACCCATCTTCACAAACGATCGATGAAAAGCGATGGGTCTATCCAAATACTCAATCACACCGCAGTCCCCGCTTTCATGGATTCAAAGATTTCCATCGCTTTAGTCCGTGATACGACGAAACGACAAACACCGTTATTGGCCACCCAGATATAGCAGCCGTGATAGTTCTGTAAGCTAAGGCTCATTGCACAAAGTTCTCCTAGTTAGATGCGTGTTATGTGGTGGTCAGCCACTACGCTTTTGATTAGGCAGCTTTCTTCGCCATTAACGATTCAAGATATTCAAGAAGCGGCGCATGAGATTCTTTAGCTTCTTGAACTTCTCGATACGCATCGCGCAGCTGGTCAATGTTCGCGTTCTCCCCTAAAGAGATCACCGCACGGAATGCTTCAGATGTTTCTTTGTTGTGGTTATGCAAGAGCAAATCTCGGCTTAAGTTTGCATCACTCGCACCAATGCAAGTGACAGAGAACCCAAGCGGGTTAAGAAATTGGTTAAGCATGTCGCTTGCGCGTTTGGCAGGCATCGCCTTAAGTACCGCAGGTAACAAATCCATCATTGTGGCTTTGGCTTCTACGCTTGTGCGCTCAACGTAACGGAAAAAGTTTTGAGCATTATTCTTATCATCGGCGCCCGGTACTTTAAGTAGCTCTTTACGCTGAGCATCAACCTCGTGCTCAAGATCGAGTTTGTGATATAAGCTCGCGACGCGGTGAGCAATACACTCTTTACTCAGCTCCGTGCGCCAACTTTCTATTGCGTTACGCATAACGCTTTTAAAACTATTATTCATGGTTTTTCCTTACTGGTTGTTTGTACAGAATGCTGTGAATCAGCCTAAATTTTTTAAGTTGCGTTATTCTTCTAACGGTCACTTTGAGAATAAATGCACTCCATAGACTTGGTCATAAACGCAAGTGGTCGTTTATAGAGACCATCTGATTAGGGTTTGGAAACACTTGCTCAAAAGTACAGTTGGCGCCAAGCTCATTCAGTGAATTTACGATGTCCCAACACTGATTAAAGCTTGGGCAACGGCGTCCTTTCTCATAGTGGTAAATAGAGCCTGGTTCTATCCCTGACTTTTCTGATAAAGACTTTACTGAGATAGAAAACTGCTCCCGTATTTCTCGTATTCTTTGCATGTACACCTCTAAATCAAAAAACAACTATAATGTACATTATGTATATATCAAGATCAATACAATGTACATTATGTCAATTGCATCATTTTGTACGAAATGTACATTTATGGAATGAAGATGAATTGGACAGATCTGGTTAAAGCCAGAATTAAAGAACTTGGGATTACCCAAGAAAAACTAGCTGAGTTAGTTGAAGTAACTCCTGGCGGAATGGGTCATTGGTTGAACAAACGAAGAGAACCAACGTTAGAACAAATAGCTAAGATCCTCAAAGCTGTTCAGCTTGATAAGTTGGTATTGCATTCGGATGGTACACTTGAGTATCCAGATGATGCTTTGGGCAACACCTCTGTAATAGATATACAACCATCGTTTACACAATCTTTCCCCGTGCTAAGTTCAGTTCAAGCAGGTAGCTGGTCAGAGGCTGTCGAGCCTTATACTATCGAAGAGATTAGTGAATGGCACCAAACAACCGAACGTACAAGTGGTCGCTGTTTTTGGTTAAGAGTCAAAGGCGACTCCATGACGTCTCCAACAAGTATTAGCTTTCCAGAAGGAACTCTCGTTCTTGTCGATACAGAGAAAGAAATAGAGAATGGCTCTCTAGTTGTAGCAAAACTAGTTGATGTAAATGAAGCCACATTTAAAAAGCTAGTTATCGATGCAGGACAAAAGTTTTTGAAGCCGTTAAACAGCTCTTACCCACAACTGCCCATCAATGGTAATTGCAAAATCATAGGTGTGGTAGTAGACGCAAAAATGAAACTCTTCTAGATTCTTCCCTCAGTTAAGTTAATTACAAGATACCGCTTTGATAGCGGTATTTTTTTGTCTTCCATAAATAAATATACATTTTGTATTGACACAAATATGTACGAAATGTACATTTTAATCATTCAAGTAACTTACCGACCTGACCAATCGGTTTTCCGAGAACTTTGTGCAATGAGCTATGCGGCCGGACCAACCGCCCTCCTTCGGGAGCGACCAGCGTTAATTTGGAGATAGGTAATGGATGTTAAATCACCAAGAACCCCAAAGGGTTTTGTTAAGGCAGAGATCTATGGCGTATTACCGGAAAGGGATTCACATATCGGCATCTGCATACGAACAGAAAACGACGAGAAACTAAGATTTTTTGTTACTAAGCAAAATATTGAATTAATGCTTAACGGCGTCGTGGACCATGATATTCCCACTCCGACAAGTCATCAGGCAGACCAAACTCATCAAGTTCGATGCCGTTAGATGGAGTATAAGTGCACCCCATGACTGCATCATCAAGCGCTAACTGAGGATGACGATATGAACCCAATGATTCCTCGTCAAAAAGGATATGGAATAAGCCGCTTTTATGTAAAGCAATTAATACGACTCCATATTTTGAATTGTATGACCAGACCATTTTGGACTCCTTAATAGATTCGGCAATTCAAATGCAACAAGTTGCTATTAAGCAAATACAAAATCGTTATGCCATACAGCATCTTAACTGTAAAGAAACCCTAGAATTTTGTGCGATCGCGGCCTGACCAACCGCAATTTATCGAGAACTTTGTGCAATGAGATCTTAATGATGAAAACAATGACGTTAGAACAAACCCACCAACTGCTGAACAACCTGCAACTACTCAATGTGTGCAGCCATCAGTTTGAAGAGTTCACCTCAGAGCTAAGTAAGGATGATCCGCTTCGTATTGCTGCGACGTCCATCTTTGAGGGAGCTGAGGATTTTAAAGGGCTAGAGATTCACGTAAATGAAGAAGACTTTGAAAAGGCGCAAGAGCTGTTCAGCCAACTAGTTAGCCTGCAAGCCGCAGTGGAAGCAAGAACGCTACCCCACTAGAAAGAGAAAACCCCTATCGGTGACCAAACCAACAGGGGCGTTCTTTGTGCAATGAGACTTACGCCTCGCAATCAGTATATATCCGGCTGACCACCTATATCAAGGATTTAGGCTGATTGCGGGTATTCACCACCCAATTTAGGAATTTGTGTAATGAACTATTCTGACTTTAATCAATCACCGATGAACTTCACCTACTCTGCTCCTGCTTTCGTCCGTGAGTCAGCGAAACAAACAGAAAAACCTGTTTATGACGCCGAGCGTTACCCAGAGTCTTCAAACAAGATCATGTGTCATCAAGAGGTATTGGATTTCTTCAATAAGAAGCGAACTACCATCATTGCATGGCGCAAGAACCGCAACTTCCCAGAGCCAATTAGCAAATCACCGCTGCGTTGGATTCGCGCAGCGGTGATGGAATGGGTAGAGCATGAAGGTGGTTTTAAGGCTAGGGTTTAGGATGATTTACCCTAACTTCAGAGATGGTAATTACTATTAAATGCAATTTTATGTCAGCCGTCAGGAGTTAATACATCGACTTTATGACAAAAGATATATTAGAAATTGCAATCATGAGCAAGCAAATAAAACCGATAATATAGAATGCCAGCGATGCTTTTAGCCAATTTTTATTGTTAGTATTTGATATATTATAGACAAAATAAAATGCGTTACTATCTTCACCTTTCGATTTAGAAAGGTTATCAAGAGCAGGTAGGTAGTCTGTATTATTGTTTAAAGTTGATGAATTAATACTGGTATAATTATCAATGTAACTGTCGAGCTCATCAGCATAGGAAGGACGAACTTTAGCTTGTTCATTATCCCAAACAACAGATTTAAGGTGTTTATTTATCTGAAGCCTTGTATTTCCTTCAGATTTGAAATCTGAGTAAGAAGAATATCTTTTAATAATTTCATTACACTTTGCTTGATATATAAAGCCTGCAATCATAAAAAACAATGAAGCAAAAAAAAGTAATTGCCAGCTAAATGGTAGCATTAATGTTAGCTCATACTTTGTGCCATCAAATGTAAAAGAAAGTTTTCCGTTAAAGCCATCTAGTACCTTCGCAAAAACTGGCACAAGAACAAACCATAAACTCGAACTCTTAACCAATTTGCTTTGAGATAAACTATTCTGAGAACTCCATTGAAACATCGCTAAATCCCTGTTCCTGTATTTTGCACAGAACCATCAGCAGATACTCTTCGACCTTTTGAGTCTAGGTTGTTTAAATCGTCATTATTTTCATCATTCACTTTTAAAGTTTGTAGCTTCTCTGGAAGAACTAGTACATCAATAGATATATCTCCTGCTAATTTCTTAAACTCCGGATCACTTAATAACTTCTTTGCTAACTCCACGGCACTATCAGGTCCATCTACTTGAAAGTTAATTTTAGTACATCCATAACCACCGCCAACAATTTTAAGCTTTACCTTGTAATTATTCTCAATATAATCAATGATTTTCTGTACCTTAGGCACATCTTCAAGGCTTAAAGTAACATGTGACTTAGTATGAAATGAAATTCTTTTCGAGAGGTCTCCTGTTGCTTTAAACTCTCGATGTTGCTGCGCTGCTTTAATAATTTCTTCTATACTATACTCTGTTTCTTTGCGCATATACTTACCCTCATAAACTAACCAAAAGCCTGAGTATAATAAGTGTAGTTACAATATATGTAAAGTCGACAAACGAACTTCAATCATACGAACTATTACGCATCTTTTGTATGACCAACGGAATATAACGACGCACCAAGGTATGAGCAACCCTACCTCAATACTATATATAACGCCCAACCTTGAACTAAAATGCCAGGCGTTGGGAATCGTTCCTGCACAACTGATTTTCACTGATATAAAAAGGGCTCACATATGTGAGCCCTTAAGAATCAATGTACCAAAGGTAAACTTCGCCCTACTGCATTTTCAATTATCTGAAAATATGATGCTTCGTCTTCTTTAGAAGCGATATTAAATATGTTGGTGCTGTAGTTTTCAGCTAAGTTGATCTGTTGGATGACCTCTTGCTCTTTCTTAGCTGAAGCCGAATATACAAAATAACTACAAACCTCTCCTTCCAACGATTTCTGACCTTCAGCAAAGGTCATAAGCTTCATAGTTGTTTCTTTCAACTTAGATTTTGTATCTAATACGTCGTAATCAATTACCTCGGTCAAATGGAACCTTCCATTTTTCAATAAGAAATCAGCAGTAAGACCTGTAGCTTCGTTAAGCATGTAATTTGATACAATCTTGTGCTCACTCAAACCTGAATCGTCTTTTGCTAATAACTCAATTGCAGAAAACTTACGTTTCAGCTTTGTTATTAACCTTGTATTGTTTCGATTTGAAGATTCTCTAACAGAATATGGTTTTACTAAAGACTCAAATAGATTTTCAACTTTAGACTCATATTGAGAAATATGGTCAACAGAAAATGAAGCGGTTTCTGATAGTTGAATACCTCCCGGAAAGCTTTCTAATAGACGATTAAATGTATCTGCGCTCGCAGCATACTCAGAAAGGCTCAAAAGGCTATTTTTTACCTCAACCATCACTTTCTGCGAAGATGAATTATCGAGTATTCGTAATTTAGATGCAGACTTTAGAAGTCTTATATCTAATGATTCTTTGAATACAATTAGCCCTATATTAACTACTTCGCCACGCATTGGGTTAGGCATGTAACGGATCAATGCATAGTTAAACCATTGCATCACACTACCCCCTTAAGTTTTTCAATACGCTCATTGAATTCGTTTGAACCCCACCAATCTAGGATAACGTTCTTGTCTGTTTCACTCATCCAACTATCGTGCATTAAGTTTAGAATTGACTCAATATCTTCGCGAGAAATTTTTGAAATCTCATCCAAAACCTGAAGTGAAGCAGCTTTATCATAGCACTGATGTTTACGAATAATGTTGTTGCACATAGAAGTCTTACTGTTTGGCTCCAGACTCTCGTAACCAAATGGATCAGTTTCTTTCCATGCTCGGCTAAAATCGAATGCCAAAGCGATCTTCTTACTATTGAAGCTATCACGGAAAATATAATTCCCGAAATGGCGGTCTTCATTATTTACAAATAGATCAAAAGCATACACCTTACTTAGAAAGGTATCTAGGTCTTCAACTACCGTGTTTCCTTTCAAGATATCGAGCACTTGGGGGAACGCGTTAATCGTTGTGACTCCGCCCTCCCACACTGAGCCAAATGCCATAGAACCACACGATAATTTAACATTTTCAAATGCAGGTGTTGGAATAGCAACCAGACGAGCTAAATGGTGACAAAAAAACTCGGAGGCAGGCACAAAACCGTTATTGTCTTTTGTAGTTTTGATAGCATAGTGTTTACCATCACGTCCCTTCCCAATAAGAGAAAGATCTGCACTATTTTGCTTACTTGGGTAAGTTTCTACAATCTCAATAGGAAATAACACTTGTTGTTGAAACTGATGAGGCACTAAGATCTTTTTTTCTTCGCTACTTTCAACTTCAAGCTTCTTGTCAGTTGTCACCGCTATTTCCTTATAATTTATAGAGTTAAACTTTGTAGCATTCTATACCATTCGCTAAATTAGACAACTTAAAATAAAGTGATGTACTAAGGTAGTTAGACCTGCTCCGGGTGTTCAATGCAATACAGATGCAACAATGCATCACCTTAACTACTTAAACCAACGTATGGTAAAGAAACCACGCGTTGCGATTCACCCTTAAAGAGTTTTTTATATGACCTTCAGCCCGTTTATATAGAGCATTCCAGAATGCATATCCTTGATATCAACTTCAACAGTAACGCCATTTCAAGACCAATCAATAACATATTATTTTATCGGGAATTTGACGTTATTCTGTTCTATGGATTTAAGTAGATAGTTGGCATTAACCGTATTGTAAAGTCGATTTTGAAAATGACTTTTGATGTCTTCGATTTGTCCTTTGAGCAAGGTATCAAGACTTTCTAGATTGAGTTCTGTACTGCCTGTCCCTACATGCTGGTAAGGCATTTGAATGCGAAATACTGTACTACCATTACTTTGTACCAATGAATCACGAAGTTTGTCCTTTCTAACTTGCTCGTCGCTAAGGTGTCTAGGACCATCAAATTCAACAACAACACTTCCTACTTGAATGGTGTTTGGAGGACTTATATCTTTGTTGGGAGAATCTACAAAAACTGTTATAGCCATATCTATCTTTAAATCGAGGTCATATGAACCATTTAGCCTATCTTGATCTCGTAATGACGATTTTTGAACTCTATACTCTGGGGTGAATTTAAAGCTAACACTTGCATTGTTTCGCTCACCCAATCCCTCGTTGATAGGCTCGAATTCATCGTTGAGAAAACCATGTGTTATTAGTTTAAAGTTAAAGGGTCTAGTTTGGACAGGTCCGTAATCTAATTCGTGTACAATTATAGGCTGATTACCAGCGATGCCTGCTAACACTTCAATTAGGCACTGAGTACCAAATTTACTACACTTCTGCTCACTGACTAACATTGAACATAACAAAAGACTCGGTTTCTCACCAATACGTTTAGACAGCTCTTTAATATCAAGAGGGACTTTGGTTTCGGAATCTACATTATAGCGTTCTTTTATTTCATCTTCTAAATACGGTGACGTTAGAACAGGACTTGGCTCCAAACCCTTGACAATTGTTGCAAACAT